TGACCAACAAAAAGAAGTAGGGGGTCTGGGGGGTGAGAAGCAATCTCTCACACACGCGATTTCCCTCGCTTCGGCCTATGCGATCGCCGTTGAGCGCACAACCGGCCAGTTTAAACGTGCCGATCAGGAACTAGGCGCGGCCAACCGATTGGCAAATAAGGGCTTTTCGGCGCAGCAAGTACAGCAAGCAACGCAAGAAGTAGCCCGCGCTGCCCTGGCAAGACGGGCCGGTGTCCCAGCATTGGCCGACGTGGAACGGCACCTGATGGTTGAAACCACCCCATCCTAAAAACCGCAGAAATCCGTGCATTTGTCATAATGCATATTATGCGACACCCGCTATTGGTGTATTTAGGGCTGTAGGAATGCCCGGCTTGGTTTAAACAGGGCACCCCTTGCCCCCCGCCCCCTCGCTACTTTCGAGGGGGGTGTCGCTCAAAATTTTCCTGCAAATCTGGATTTTCGACATTTACCGGCGTTGCGTTTTTTAGGTGACAGTGACACGCCAGATATACGATAGTGTGTGGCCCAGATAGGAGGGTTTCATGGAACAGGTAGAATGCCCGGCTTGTGCCGGTGAGGGTGTGCTTAGGCTGGACCGCAGCGTTCGCAGCTTTTCGCACGGCGGCTATATTCAGGAGGAGATCGTTGGCTGCCCGTCTTGCGACGGGTTTGGTGCTATGGAGGTAGAGGAAGATGACGACGCTTAGATCGCCACGCTCTAGCGTGGACAAGGGTGGGGCGAGCGACAAGCACACGCGAGCCTTTGCTTTGTGGGAGACTAGTAGCTTTGGGATGGGCTTGCGCCCGCACAGGCAATGCCAATGGCGCGAAGGCTGTGGCGAGCGGGCCATCCGGGGTAGCTATTGCGAGTTGCATGGCGGGCTTATTTATGCAGGGAAGGTGACGATAGACGATGAATAGGACGGAATGCCTTGAGGCTGCGGCTGGCGCGGTTGCTGACCGGGAGGGCAAGTATGGAACGCCGCTGGAAAACCACACCCGCACGGCTGCCATGTGGAGCGTCATTCTTGGAGTTGAGGTAACGGCGGCTCAGGTGTGCATGTGCAACGCGGCGCAGAAGCTTTCTAGGTTGTGCTGCGATCCGGCGCACATGGATAGCTGGGTGGATGTGGCGGGGTTTGCCGCCAACGGCGCGGAGGTTGTTGGTGGAAAATAAACCGCTAACGGTTCGGCAGGCTCGCGCGGCTCTTGCTTCGCAGGATGAGGACCGCAAGCAGGCGGTCGTGCAGGAACTTGAGGCTTTGGCCTCCAGCGAGATCACGGATGTGTTGTCCTGGGACGAAATGGGTCAGGTGCAAATTCGTGCATCTAATGAGTTAAGCCCGAGAGCGCGGCGTACCATTAAGAAGGTCAAGGTTACGCAGACGCAGGATGGCGCTAACATTGAGGTCGAGATGCACGACAAGCTGACGGCGCTTCGCTTGCTGGCGAAGCACCGTGGTCTGCTTGAGCCGAATAGCGATGAGATGCGACCCAGCATGATCGGGATTAACGTGACTGGCCCTAAGACGACGACTTACGAAGTCAAGGATGACGACGATGAGGATGATTCCTGACTTGGTGCTTTTTGCGGTAGCCGCAGCGGCGCTATACGAGATTTTTTTTCTGTGAGGAAGCCATGACAAATAACGGAAAGCATTTTGAGGAAAACCTTGAGCGTTCGGTAAAGGCCGCTCAACAGATCAGCGACTACTGGCGTGAGCGCGGTTATGACGTTGGCGCTCACGTTGACCAAAACGGGCGGATTATTACGAACCTGTGTAACGGCCTGCCCAAGGGTGCGCGTAGTTCTGTGGTGGAGTGGCCCCGTGGTTGACCTAGAAGTCATCGAGGGCGGCAGCCCGCGTTTTATCAGGTACTACGACAATCACGTTACCTGTGATTTTTGTGGCCAGCAGACGCGCGGACGACTGTACGAATATAGCGTGGATGTCGTCTGTGGCTCTTGTGGCGAGGCAATCGTTACGGTTAGAACGCCGGATGACGTTGCCTAGTGGCTAGATCGGAACGAGCCAAGGACCGCAGTCCCAGAAGGCGCAGGACGCGAGATGCGTCGGCGCTGACAGGTCTGAATCTTGACTTTAGTGAAAGCCCGACAGTCTGGCGCTTTCTGAACGACGACAGCTTTGTGCGCGGTCTGATGGGGCCGGTTGGGTCAGGCAAGACGTATGCCTGCCTAGCTGAAGTCATGTTGCGGGCCGTCAAACAGCCGCCCTCTCCGATTGACAATGTGCGCTATTCACGATTTGCAGTAATTCGTAACAGTTACCCGGAATTGCGGACCACGACGCTCAAGACTTGGCAGGAGATATTTCCCGAGAATGTCTGGGGTTCGATGCGTTGGTCGCCGCCGATTACCCACCATATCAAGCTGCCCCCGCGCGGAGAAACGCCCGGTGTAGACTGCGAGGTTATCTTTCTGGCGCTTGACCAGCCACGGGATGTTCGGAAGCTGCTTTCGCTAGAACTGACGGGTGGCTTTGTCGATGAGGCGCGGGAGTTGCCGAAGGCCGTTGTTGACGGCTTGACTTCCCGCGTGGGCCGCTATCCTACAAAGCAGCATGGCGGTTGCCCGTGGCGCGGCGTGTGGATGTCTACGAACCCTATGGATTCGGACCACTGGTGGCATGGGTTGGCTGAGAAGAACCCGATTAGGGGTCGCTACCCGTGGAAGTTCTACAAGCAGCCGGGTGGCGTATTGGACGCGACCAAGGAGCATGAAGGCGCAATCTTTGCGGCCAACAATTTCTGGCGCATGAACCCTGACGCGGAAAACGTCAACAACTTGCCGGTTGGGTATTACGAACAGCAGTTAGCCGGTAAGACGATTGACTGGATCAACTGCTACGCCGGGGCGAAGTATGTCTATGTGCAGGACGGCAAGCCTGTATGGCATGAATACAGCGACAGCCTTATGGCGGCTGACATTGAGATTGAGAAGGAGCGCCCGCTACACATTGGCCTGGACTTTGGCCTGACCCCGGCAGCGGTGTTCGGGCAGCGCATGGCAAATGGCCGCTGGCATATCGTGCATGAGCTTGTCGCCTTCGACATGGGACTTGAGAGGTTTGCGCTGAACCTCAAGTCCGACATAGAAACAAAGTTTGTCGATCAATTTAAACGCAACGATATCTTTATCTGGGGCGATCCGGCTGGTGGCAAGCGCGACGAAATCTTTGAGGTCACGGCATTCGACCACTTGCGGACGCATGGCTTTAACGCGCGGCCTACTCAAAGCAACGACTTCATGGTGCGCCGTGAGGCTGGGGCGATGCCGATGAACCGGCTTATCGACGGGAGGCCTGGATTGCTGGTGTCCAAGGATTGCGCCCGGATCAGGAAGTCTCTGAGCGGCGGTTATCACTTTAAGCGTGTCGCCATGGGCGGCGGGCAGGAGCGGTTCCGAGACATGCCAAGCAAGAACGAGCATTCCCACGTTGGGGACGCATACGGATACCTGATGCTCGGGGGCGGGGAGCACCGAGCCTTGACCCGCAATCCCAACGGAAAGCCTCTGTTTAAGCAACTTCGGGCCAGCACGGATTTCGACATTTTTGCATAAAAAAACGGGGCGCTCAGGAAGGGAAGCGCCCCGTTACTACAGGAGGGTCCAAGTGGAAGAGCTTAGACCCCCAAAAATACCACCTTTCACGCACGGGGTACAACCCCTATAGGCTCTGCAATGATCCCAATTACCGCTAATTCCGGGGTGACGGTCGTGCCCTTCCACTGGGGCCATGTGGCTATGATGGATTTGCGCTGGTTTGAGCGTAATTACTTTAGATGCCTGCCTGACTACAAGCAGAGATTGCAGCAGTATAGCCAATACCCGCATTGCTATAGCGCCCTTTATCGCGGCAAGATTGCTTGTTGCTGGGGCGTTCTTCCCGTCTGGGGTGGGGTGGCCGAGGCGTGGCTACTAACCAGCGATATCGTAAGTATTGTTCCTGTATCGCTAACGCGCGGAGCGATGCGTTACTTCGATACGATAGTAGACCAGATGCGTCTATTTAGATTGCAGATAGTAGTCGATAGTCGCAACACGCTTGCTATTAGGTGGGCCGAAGTATTACATTTTGTGCGCGAAGGTACACTCAAGTCGTTTGGGCCTGACGGTGCCGATTACTACATGTACGCGAGGATCACAGATGGGTGGCATCCTAAGCAAGCCAAAGGCTCCGACCCCGGCACAGATTGCGCCTGAAACTACCGAGGCGCAGCGCCGCGCCGAAGAGCGGGCATCAGAGGAACAACGCCGCCTTCAGGCGCAGACCGCTTCCCGTCGCCGCGCGATGCGGTATGGCGGCACCCGTTCCCTGCTTTCGCAAGAGCGTGAAAACGCAGAACTGGGCGTTACCTCAACTTTGGGGGCGGGTTAATGGCTGGCGCACCCGGCGTAGCCGCTCCGTCCGTCGCAGACATTCAGCTTGGGCCGGGGCTTGGGGCACGCGGCTCTGTCACGGCTACTGGCGGATACCAGCCCGCGGCCTCTTCTATTAGCCCGCAGGAAAGAGCCGCCGCTGTACTTACCGGACGTGCGCCACCCGCACAGCCGCCTGTAGAGCCGCCAATCTCAGGCTCGATTGTTTCGCCGCCACCTATCTCGCCGCCATTCCTCGACCCCGTGATGGATATGGTGTCGCCATCGCTTCCGCCGCCGCCGCCGCCTGAGCCACCGGGCGCTGCCGTATCGGCGCGTGCCAGAGAGCTTAAATACGGCAGCCGTGCGGAGCGCGAACGTGCTGCAAGGATTAGGGCGCGGACTAAGGTCCGTCCGTTGATGGGTTAGCGATGAAGGACAAGAAGCAAGTCTGGGACAAGCCACGGCCCAAGTCTGCGGGCAAGCCCAAGTCTTTGTCGTCCGCACAAAAGCGATCCGCAATGCGTGCGGCGCGTAAGGCTGGTCGTCCGTACCCTAACCTGATCGACAACATGCGTGCCGCTCGTGGTTAAGAAGATATATCAAAACCCTGAAGGTGGGCTGAACGAAAAAGGTCGGCGTTACTTTGAGCGCAAAGAGGGTGGCAATCTAAAGTCTCCGGTTAAGACCGGAACCAATCCGCGCAGAGTTTCCTTCGCCGCAAGGTTTGGCGGCATGGATGGGCCAGAGAAGAACGAGAAGGGCGAACCCACGCGACTTGGCCTAGCTTTGAGGGCGTGGGGTTTTGGGAGCAAACAGGCAGCTCGTAATTTTGCGGCGACACACAAGAAGTCATAGCCATGTATAGCGTCGAAGAAATCCTGAAGAGACACGCCGCAGCCCAGCGCCGCAAGGATAACTGGCGTCAGATTTACGAGGATTGCTACGAGTATGCGCTGCCACAACGCAACCTGTATGACGGCTATTACGAAGGTGGCGGCGCTCCGGGCCAGAACAAGATGGCCCGCGTCTTCGACAGCACAGCGATCAACGCCACTCAAAGGTTTGCGAACCGCATTCAGTCTGGCCTATTCCCGCCTTATGGTCGCTGGTGCCGGTTGGAGCCGGGTCCAGACATCCCGATGGACCGGCATATTGAGGTTCAGGCCGTCCTAGACACTTACTCAGACAAGATGTTCAGCGTGCTTCGCCAAAGCAACTTTGACTTAGCGATGGGCGAGTTCCTCATGGACCTTGCTGTTGGCACGGCGGTCATGCTTGTGCAGCCCGGTGATGAGGCAACGCCAATCAGGTTTACGTCTGTGCCGCAGTATCTTGTCGCTATTGAGGAAGGCGCGCACGGCAAGGTGGACAATGTGTATCGCCGGATGCGCTTGAAGGCAGAGGCCATTACGCAGCATTGGCTTGATGCGGAAATCTCGCCTCGCCTTGCTCGCGCAATCGAGGAAAAACCGACTGAAGAAATTGAACTTATCGAATCAACAATCCTAGACGCGAGTCGAGGTGAGTATCATTACTGTGTAATTTGGCCTGACGGGAAAGAGAAGATTGTGCATCGGACAATGCGATCTTCTCCGTGGATCGTCGCGCGCTACATGAAGGTGGCGGGGGAGGTTTACGGTCGCGGTCCCCTCGTCACGGCCATCCCTGACATTAAGACGCTCAACAAAACACTTGAGCTTCTTCTCAAGAATGCATCACTCAGCATTGCCGGTGTTTATACGGCTGCCGATGATGGCGTCCTAAACCCGCAGACCATTCGGATTGTGCCCGGTGCAATTATCCCCGTGGCAAGAAACGGCGGCCCGCAGGGCGACAGCCTGAAAATGCTGCCACGCTCTGGCGACTTTAATGTTTCGCAAATCGTGATTAACGACTTGCGAATGAATGTTAAGAAGATTTTGTTAGACGACACGCTGCCGCCCGACAATATGAGCGCGCGCTCTGCCACAGAAATTGCGGAGCGTATGCGTGAACTGTCGCAGAACCTTGGAAGTGCCTTTGGCCGTCTGATTACTGAAACCATGGTGCCGCTAATTGCGCGTGTCATGTACGTCATGGACGACCAAGGCTTGATTGAAATGCCGTTGCGTGTAAACGGTCTGGAAGTAAAGGTCATACCTGTTAGCCCGATTGCTCAAGCGCAGAACATGGGCGACATCGAGAAAATTACGCAATGGGTGCAGATTGCATCGTCGCTTGGGCCAGAAGGCCAGATGGCGGTTCGCACTGGTGGGATTGCTGACTACATTGCCGACAAGCTAGGCATCCCGGCAAATCTCAGGACTACGCCGGAAGAGCGGATGCAGATGATGGAGCAAGCTGCCCAGATGGCGCAGATGGCGGCCCAGCAGGGCATGGAGCCAGCACAGCAATAGGTGATTGATGCAAACCGTCGAAGGATGGGACGGACTACGGCAATTCCAGCCGGAACTTACCAAAACTACTAAGCAGGATCAGGACGACACAAATCGTCTGTACTTGCGTGTATTCGGCAGCGACGACGGCCAAAAGGTTTTGGCCCACCTTAGATCGCTGACGATTGAGCAGCCCACTTGGTATCCCGGCGAAGATGCTTCGCACGGCTATGCGCGAGAGGGGCAAAACTCCATAGTCCGCGAAATTGAGCGGCGAATAGAAAAGGCAAGCGAGTAATGAGCGAGACTGAAGGTTTGCTGGCCGAAGCCACCCCGCAGGGTGACGACGATAACCAGCAGCAAGAAGAGTCGATTACGCACCTAGAGGGCAGCGATTCCCGTTTAAATGAGGCTAGTGCTGACGTAGAGGCGACTGAAAAGGCAGAGCCTGTAGAGCGTCCAGAGTGGTTTCCAGAAAAGTTCTGGTCCGAAGATGGCCCTGACGTTGAGAGCCTAACCAAGTCATATCGCG